ATGATTATCAACCCAACTGTGTCGTCATTAGGAACACAACTTGATGCGCAGATATTACCGGGCGGTAGTGGTAAGAAATCTGGTGGTGGCACAGCAGGATCATTGGAATATGTATTAAAGCCCCTAACAAATTATTTGTTTAGGCTCACGAATGTAAACGGTACGGCACATGCCGCACACCTATCTTTGGAGTGGTATGAATAATGGCTGATTTGAATTTAACTCCTGCCGAAGAAAACATTGTTAAATACCATAGAGATTCTATTCGTACTGGCAATGTTGGTCGTGATGAAAAAGGCCGTCCAATTACGGTTTATTCGTCAACCATCTACATTCCAGAAGGAAAACACAAAGGAAAGTTTGCAACTGTGCCGGGTTGGGTCAACAACAAGGTAATTAAAGACGAAGATGAATTGTACAAAACTTGGAAAACTGACATAGACAAAGGCAATTGGCCTATCTATGACAACGGCCCTGCTGGCGGTAAACGTGCGGGTGAGATACATAAGATCATGGATGACGAAGAACAACAAGCTCGGTTAGCAATGAAACCACGGCAGGCAGAACGACCAATGCTTATGAAAGAAAGGCTGAAATAATGGCTGAAATATCGTACATGAAGGGCCAGAAGCGTAAGAACTATCAAGGCAAGAAGATGGCCTTAGATGAAATCCTACGTCGTGCCGAGAAAGCTCAGCGTAATAAAGACTTGTTTGAGTCTTTGTACCGTGATGCTTATGAGTTTGCTTTGCCTCAACGTCAGTTATACGGATACTACGACGGTAACTCACAGGGTGCAAAGAAGATGGCACGAGTATTTGACTCGACAGCTATCAACTCAACTCAGCGTTTTGCTAATCGACTTCAGTCTGGCATCTTCCCACCACAGCGTAAGTGGTGCAGGCTAGAACCCGGTTCAGATATTTCTCCACAACAAAGAGATCAAGCCCAAGCATTGCTTGATGTTTGGATGGAAAAGATGTTTACCGTCATTAAGCAATCGAACTTTGACATTGCTATCGGTGAATTCCTAATGGATATGGCTGTAGGTACAGCTTGCATGATGGTACAGCCGGGTGATGATGTGTCGCCTATTAACTTTATTCCTGTGCCAATGTTCCTTGTGTCGTTTGAAGAAGGTGCAAACGGTCAGGTAGATAAAGTGTACCGTCGTATGCGCATGAAAGCAGAAGCTATTGCTCAGCAATGGAAAGACGCAGAGTTTTCTGAGCATCTAAAGAACATGATTGCCACTAAGCCCACCGATGAGATGGACTTAATGGAAGCAACCATCTTAGATTATGAGCGTGGTGACTGGTGCTATCACGTTATATGTGTGACTGGCGGTAAAGAAGAAATAGTTTATCGTCGTATGGCATCGTCTCCTTGGGTCATTAGTCGTTATGCCAAGGTGGCTGGTGAGATATATGGTCGTGGCCCATTGCTTACTGCGTTGCCAGATATTAAAACACTCAACAAGACACTTGAGTTGCTGTTAAAGAATGCTTCATTGGCTGTTGCTGGTGTCTATACTGCAGCAGACGATGGTGTATTGAATCCACAGACAGTCAAGATTCTGCCGGGTGCGATTATTCCGGTGGCTAGGAATGGTGGACCACAAGGTGAGTCACTACGACCACTTGCTCGTGCTGGTGATTTTAACGTAAGTCAGATTGTTATTAACGATTTACGTCAGAACATTAAACGTACATTGCTTGATGAGTCGCTACCACCAGACAATATGTCTGCACGTTCTGCTACTGAGGTAGTTGAGCGCATGAAAGAACTTGCACAGAATCTAGGATCAGCATTTGGTCGCTTGATTAACGAGACGATGATACCGATGGTGTCTCGCATAATTCAAGTAATGGATGAGCGAGGATTAATTGATGCGCCATTAAAGATTAATGGTTTAGAAGTTAAGGTGTCTCCTGTTGCCCCGTTAGCTATGGCGCAGAATATGGAAGAAATTAACAACATTATGCAATTCATGCAGATTACTGCTCAGTTTGGTGCAGAAGGTTTAATGGCTGTTAAGACTGGCGACTTGATTGATTACATTGGCGATAAACTTGGTATTCCGTCAGCCATTAGAAACACTGGCGCAGAACGTGCATTTATGATGGAAGAGCAAAAGAAGATGGAAATGGAACAGCAAGTCACTATGGCTATGGCTGGTCAACAAGAAGCACTTATGAAACAACAAGGAGCGCCGCTTGCAGCCTGATACTAGTCATCATTTTGCTGCTGGTCTATATGCCAAGGAGCATTTTATACCTAAAGGTTATGCTGTTGCCAAACATATACATGGCTATTCTCACTTATCTATATTGGCTAAGGGCATAGCGTGTGTTGATGTTGATGGTGAACAAACTATATATGAAGCTCCTGCATGTATAGAAATAAAAGCTGGCTGCAGTCATGTAATTATTAGTGAGACTGACTGCATTTGGTACTGCATCCATGCGACGGAAGAAGCAGAAGCAGATTTAAATAATACAGAAATAATCGAAGGAGAGCCTTATGAGTGGATGGGACGATCTGGAGGCGATGCAGCAGTCGCTTGAACCAAGAGAATCTAGTGATACAGATAAATTGTGCCTGCGAGTATTTGGCACAGAAGAAGGGCAGAAGCTGCTCAAATGGCTACGTGATGTAACTGTTGAGCAACCATGTTGGGGGCCGGGAAGTGATCCTTCATACGGCTATTTTTTGGAAGGGAGATGCTCTTTAATCAAAGAGATAGAATCCCGAATTAATCGAGCGAGGAACTTTTGAGCGATACAAATACGGCAGTCGAGCCTAGTGATTCAGCAGAAGAACCCACTGGCCTACTTGACAACGTAGAGCCTACTGAGACTAGTGATGCTCCCTCTGATAATCAAGCAGCAGTAGAACATAGGACAGCAGACTCTATTCCAGATGATGAGCCTGTCGATCGTCCTGATTGGTGGCCTGAAAATTTCTGGAATAAGGATAAGAATGAACCTGATATGGAAGGCATGGCGAAGTCTTGGAAGGACTTACGCAAAATGGTTTCCAAAGGTGCGCACAAAGCACCGCCTGAAGGTAAATATGATTTATCGGCCTTTGGTGAGAATGCTGACCAAATGCCAATGGTCCCAATGTTTAAAGACTGGGCGGCAAAAAATGGTGTATCTCAGGCTGCATTTGACGAGCTTGCTACTCAAATAATGGAAGGTGCGTCCAATGTCATGGGCACACCGGATGTAGATTTAGAAGCAGAACGTCGGGCACTTGGTCCAAATGCTAACGCTATTATCAATGGCATGGTGGATTGGGCTAGGGGATTGGTCAATAAGGGTGTTTGGTCGGCTGAAGATTTTGATGAATTCAAGATCATGGGTGGTACAGCCAAAGGCATGAAAGCCCTGTCAAAAATCCGTGCAGCGTATGAAGGTAGAATCCCTGATGGCAAAGAAGCGGTTGACGGAATGCCGACAGACCTAGAGTTGCAATCTATGGTTGGCGATCCTAAGTACGTCAGCGATCCAGCTTACCGTCAGAAGGTTGAACGACTATTCCAACAGCGCTACGGTTAAGTTCCTTCCTCTGTTCAGCGCAGAGTTACCCAGCTTCGGCTGGGGTTTTTTTGCAAAAAAATATCAAAAGCACTTGCTTTATAGACAAACTTGGATAGAATCACTATCCGAGGCATATCAGATTACCGACCCTCAGATGGTTGTACCCAACTGGCTGGCATCCTACTGCAAGCAAACGGCCCGGCTCCCGGCTCACCGACAGCGAGGACTCTCTTTATAACTTTGTCAAAAGGTAAACAAAATGGCTATTAATCTGTCCACAGCCTTTGTAACCCTGTTTGATGCGGAAGTTAAGCAAGCCTATCAGGCTTCGGCGGTTCTCCGTCCTGCTGTCCGTGTCCGTTCAGGTGTCGAAGGTTCTACTTACAAATTCCCTAAGATCGGCAAGGGCGTTGCTCAAGTTCGCATTCCGCAAACTGACGTAACTCCATTGAACGTTACTTACTCGCAAGTAACCGCAACTCTGAGCGACTATATCGCTGCTGAGTATTCGGATATCTTTATGCAAGCTAAAGTCAATTTCGACGAGCGTCGTGAATTGGTTAAAGTTGTATCGAATGCTATCGGTCGTCGTCAGGATCAATTGATTCTGGACGCTTTGACAGCATCGAGCGCAACTAGCGTTAGCAATGATATCGGTGGTTCTGACACCAATATGAACGTAGCTAAACTCCGTTCGGCAGCTCAAACGCTGAATACGAACAACGTTCCTATGGATAACCGTCACATCATCATTCACGCATCTAGCTTGGCTAGCTTGTTGTCTGAGACTGCTGTTACTTCGTCTGACTTCAATACCGTCAAGGCATTGGTTCAGGGCGAAATCAACACATTCTTAGGCTTCACATTCCACGTTCTCGGTGATCGTACTGAAGGTGGTTTGGCTAAAGATGGCTCAAATGATCGTACCTGCTTCGCATTCCACGGTGATGCTGTTGGTCTGGCAGAAGGTATTGCTCCAAAAACTGAGATCAACTACGTGCCAGAAAAGACTTCTTTCCTGATTGCATCTATGTTCTCGGCTGGCGCAGTGGCTATTGACGATGACGGTATCGTCAAGATCATCTGCCGTGAATCTTAATCTAGGAGGCTAACATGGCATTTTCTTCAACTGGTTGGGTAACGGTGTGCGCTGCTAAAGCTGGCAATGCACCATCGATGTACCTGTATAAAACTGCTGATACTCAGGCTACTGTCAACACTGCAGATTATTTTCTGTCGTTGAAAGACACCCTGAAAGTTGGTGACATTATCTTTGTTTACGACACGACTACTCCAAGTCTAGTCCTGACATACGTAAACGCAGTAAGCTCCACGGCTGTGGATATTGCTGACGGTACGACTGTTTCGGCTACTGACACGGACTAATCCGTAGCAATGTGACACGGGGCTAGTTCTGGGAAATCTTGGGACTAGCCCTTTATTACTTGAGAGGTTGGCATGGCTGCAGGCGACACTGGTGTATCAATTTGCGCTGACGCATTAATCTTGTTAGGCGCTGCTCCTATTTCATCCTTTAATGATGGAACCGATGAAGCCAACGCTTGCGATCGTCTCTACTCAGACGTTAGGGATATGACGCTATCTATGTATCCTTGGTCGTTTGCTTACAAGAAGGTCAAGCTAGCTAGGTTAGTGACCACTCCTGTAAGTGAATGGACGTATGAATATCAATTGCCGGGCGATCGTCTTGGCAATCCACGAGCTGTATTTGAAACATCTAATGCCTATGCCCGTCCTGTAAAGGAATGGGAAATTCAGGGCGACAAGCTAATTACGAATTACCAAGAAGTCTATATTGATTACCCGTATCAGACTCCTGAGTTTGCGATGCCTCAATACTTTATTCAGTTGTTAAAGTACATGATGGCATGGCACTTGGCTTACCCGATTACAGAGCAAGAAACAAAGACTGGTTATTGGCAAGGACTAGCTATCGGCTCTCCTGCTGAGAATGGTCGAGGTGGATACTTCCGTCAGGCATCTAACATTGATGCTCAAGGACAACCACCACAGGTTATTGAAGATTATGCTTTGGTTGCCGTGAGGTACT